GGCACTGACAGCAATAAACCTGCTTTCGTTCAAATCTCTGGTATTACCTCAGCTACTGTGGCTGTTCAAGGTAGCGTAGACGGTTCTACATGGTCACTGATCGGTACAGCCTTGACTGCCGATGGTTTGGTAACTATCTCTGATCCTCCTCCTTACATCCGTGCCAACGTGACTGTTTACGTTACTGGCACTATCACTGTTAAATGTAGCACTTAATAGGGGTACAAGATGGCAACTAAGAAACAGACAAACAAGATGGGTAAGGTCATGGGTGAGTACAAAGAAGGTACTCTCCATAGCGGTAAAGGTGGTCCTGTGGTTAAGAACCGTAAGCAGGCCATCGCAATCGGACTTTCTGAAGCAGGTATGCCCATGCGTGGACAGCGTACAGCTAAGAACAAGGCTAAGAAGAAGTAACTATGGCTACGTATTTAGATACAGTTAATAATGTACTCCGTAGGCTACGTGAACCTACAGTGCAGAGCGTAGACGACACCCCTTACTCCTCTATGATTGGTGTCTTGGTTAACGATGCCAAGCGTGAAGTTGAGGACGCTACTGAGTGGAATGTTTTGTCTTCTACTGTCACAGTGAACACAGTTGCTGGCACATACAACTACACTTTGACAGGTGCAGGTACTCGCTTCCGTGTGATTGACGTTGTTAACGACACAAGCAACACTGTGCTTCAGAACGCACCTACAAACTGGATGACACAACAGTTCCTATTCTCAGCGGATACTGATCGTGGATCTCCTAATTACTACAACTTCAACGGTGTAGACACTAGCGGAGACACTCAGGTTGACTTGTATCAACGTCCTTCAGGTGTGTTCACAATCCGTTTTAACTTAGTTGTCCCACAAGCTGAACTGTCTACCAATACAACCCGTATCTTGGTTCCTTCTCATTTGGTAGCTATGTTGGCTTACGCTAAAGCTATCGCTGAACGTGGTGAAGACGGTGGTAACCTTTCCTCAGAGGCTTATGCCTTGTACAAGAACGCTTTGGCTAACGAAGTTGCTATTGAGCGTAATCGTTACTCTGAAGAGATGAACTGGACTGCGCCCTAAATATGGCTGAACAACTCGTAGGATCATCCATTGCAGCCCCCGGCTTTAAGGGGATCAATACTCAAGATAGTTCTGTAACTCTTGAGTCAGGGTTTGCCACGATTGCTAATAACTGTGTAATTGATAAGTTTGGTCGTATTGGTGCTCGTAAGGGTTGGTTGGCTAAGAACACCACTAGCACTGACTTAGGTAGCAACCCTATCCAAGCCATTGGTGAACTTATCGGCAACAATGGTACTAGCTACACTATCTGTGCAGGTAACAACAAGCTGTTCAGTCTTTCAGGCAGCACACTGACTACCCTGACATACGGTGGCGGTGGATCAGCTCCTACAATCACGACAAACAACTGGCAAATGGCTCCTCTGAATGGAGTCCTTTACTTGTACCAAGCTGGATACGACCCTCTAGTATTTGATCCTGCTGTGTCTACAACTACCTTCCGTAGAGTGTCAGAGAAGTCAGGATACGCAGGAACAGTTGCACAAAACAACATAGTTATTAGTGCTTTTGGTAGGACATGGAGTGCAAATAACGCTTCAACCAAGAGTGTTGTACAGTTTAGCGACCTTCTTGCTGGTCATGTTTTGTCTACAGGTTCATCAGGCACTCTAGATGTTTCTGAGGTGTGGCCTAACGGTGCAGACGAGATCACAGCTCTAGCTGCTCACAACGGCTTCCTGTACATCTTTGGTCGTCGTCAGATCTTGGTTTATTCAGGAGCTACTGACCCATCATCAATGACCTTGGCTGACACAGTATCAGGTATTGGCTGCTGTGCAAGAGATTCCATTGCTTTGACAGGTACTGATGTCTTCTTCTTGTCTGATAGCGGTGTCCGCAGTCTCTCAAGAACTGTACAAGAGAAGAGTGCTCCTTTCCGTGACATTAGTGCCAATGTGCGTGATGACTTAGTTGAGGATCTTAATGCTGAAACTCTGGCTAATATCAAGTCTGTATACTCAGACAGCAACGCTTTCTACCTTATCACATTCCCTACTAAGGGTAGAACATATTGCTTTGATACAAGGGCTGTTCTTCCCAACGGTGCTGCAAGGGTTACGACTTGGAATCTAGTTCCTAAAGCTTTGTACTCCAACAGAGCCAAAGAAGTCCTCATGGGCTTCACAAGCTACGTAGGCTACTACACTGGCAACCTAGACCGTACAGCTACCTATCGTATGGCTTACTACTCTAACTGGTTTGACTTGGGGCAAGCTCAGGCAATCAAGATCTTGAAGAAGTTAGGATTTACCCTTATCGGTGGTAACCAAGCTGACGTTATCGTTAAGTATGCCTTCGATTACAACCCCGGATACCAGACTAGAAACATCACTATGGGTTCTAGATCAATATCTGAGTACAACATTGCTGAATGGGGTATTGCTCAGTGGACAGCTGGTGTTGTCTTTGATAATCAACGTATTCAAGGTTCAGGTAGTGGTACTGTCTTCCAGTTCGGTATTGAAGTGGATATAAACAGTTTTGAGTTAAGCGTCCAGAAGATGGATGTATTCGCGAAAATAGGACGGACAATCTAATATGAGTAATTATACTATTGCAGTGGACTTCGCAGCTAAGGATGCCTTGGCTACAGGAGACACAAATAAACTGGTTAAAGGCACTGAAATAACTGCTGAATTTACAGCTATCGCTACAGCCGTTAACTCTAAATCTGATGCTGCTAGTCCTGCCTTCTCAGGTACGTTTAGTGGTATTTATACCATCGACTGTGGTACATACTAATAAATAAGGAAAAATAATATGGGATGGCTTAGTGATTTTATTAGTAACCCTATCGGAACTCTTGGTGATACAGGTCAAAAGATTATTGATAACCCTGTACCTGCTATTACAGCCGCAGTGACTCAGAATCCTTCTGCTTTATTGGCTTATGCTGCTCCAACAGGAACTGCCGCAGGACAACAAGCAGCTGGTAACCTATTTCAAGGCAGCTTAGGTATTGGTGGCCAACTGGCTCAGAATAGAGTATCTCGTGAAGCTGCTCAAGAAGCTCAACGTCAAGCCTTGGCAGGTGGACAGACAGCAGCTAACATGGCTGCATTTAGACCTGTAGGTACTACTACTCGATTTGGTACTTCAGCTTACTCTATCGACCCTGTTACTGGTGGTCTTAAAGCTGATTACACATTGTCTCCTGAAGCTCAGGCTTATCAAACAGCTTTGAGTGGTTTGGGTACACAGGGTTTAAACGCTGCTCAAAGGATTATGAACCTTGGTCAGCAATATGTTGGTGAATCTCCTGAAGCTGTACGTCAGCGTTATATTGAGACACAACGAGCTACTTTGGCTCCTGAACAAGAACAACAACTGGCAGGTATCCGTAACCGTCTATTCCAAACAGGCCGTGGTGGTCTAGCTACAGGCGCTACAGAGGCTGGTGGCTTGGCTGCTACTAACCCTGAGATGGCTGCTTACTACAACTCTCTGGCTAAGACTGAACGACAGCTAGCTGCTGATGCTGAAACAGCATATCAGAACCAAATTAACTTTGGTACAGGTCTATTAGGTAAATCTACTGCGCCTTTTACAGATGTATTTGGTGCTCAGAAGAGTGTGGAAGCTGCCGCACAACAACCATTTGCTTTGGCTAATGAACTTGCTAGACTGCAATCTACAGCAGGTGGTACACAAGGTCAATTGTACGGTCAAGGCGCTCAACGTGCAGCTGGATACAATCTCTTGCCTGAACTACAGACAAGCACAGCAGCTACGTTGCTTGGAGGTCTTGCAAGTCCTACTTCTGGCCTTGGCGGTCTGTTTAGTGGCTTTGGTGGCGGTGGCGGTTTTACTGGTAACCCTTCTGGTCTAGGCATCGGAGGCATTGACTACGGTAACCTATCAACAATATATTCAGGCGGTAACCCATTTGAGGGTATCTTAGGCGCTGGTGAAACTTGGTACGGAGAATAAATAAACATGGCTACAGATTCTATTTTAGGTTTGTTTACAAGCCCACAACAATACCAGCAAGCTCTTCAGACTGAAGCTCTAGGTCAAGGTATCAAGATGGCTCAGTTGTCTCCTTTGGAGGCAGGACGTGCTATGGGTTACGCTGGCGCTGCTCAGGTAGGTCGTGGCTTGGTTGGCGCTCTCGGTGGTGAAGATCCTGCTTTACAGTTGCAGTCTCTCCGTCTTCAGATTATGAAAGATGTGGATCCTAACAACCCTGCTGATGTTGCACGTGCAGCTTCTGCTTTAGCTCAAGCAGGAGATCAACAAGGTGCTTTCCAATTATCTCAGACAGCTCTTGCTCGTCGAGATGTGGAGTCTCAGATTCAAGGCCGTACAGAGGAAAAACAAGCACAGCGTGAAATGCAAATGCAAATGGCTCGTGAGCGTATCCAAGCTCAAATTGAGATTGCTAAAGAGCGCGGAGCTACGCAACTTCAAATTGCACAGATGATGCAAGAGGGTCGTATGCAACTGGCTCAACTTGCTGCTTCTATGAAGACAAGTCAGCCTAAGATGCTTCCCGCAAGTCTCCAAAAAGACGAGAGTAAGGATCTTGAGACAATCGACACTTACACTGCACAACAACAAGCATTACAACCAGCTATCTCTTCTCTGACACCTAATGAAAAAGGTGTACGTAAGTTGGAACTTGGCCCTGTTAAGAACCTTCAGTACGCAGCTCAGAACTTGGCTGGTAACTCTACCCCTGAAAGCCGCGCCTACGAAGGTCTTAAATCAGCAGTGGATACCGCTGTTAACTTGCAGGTTAGTGCTGAAAAAGGTGTTCAAACAGATAGGGACGTGTTACGTTTTGCTCAGGCTTTGATCGCAGCTTATGGTCGTAATGACAGCGAAGCTACCTTACAGGCTTTGAAACGATACAACGATTCTCTTGCTAAAGCACAAGACCGTACTAAATCACGATTGGAGTCTCGTCGTAAATCACAAGGCGTTGACCCATACTTTACAGGACAAGAACAACGTCCACAAGGGACAATGGAAAACCCAATCGTTTTGAAATAAGGAAAGACATGCCAGTATACCAATACGAAGGTCAGTATTTTGATCTTCCCGATGGGTTGAGCAAAGAGCAGGCTATTGCTAAGATTGAGACACATCTAGGTAAGTCTGCTCCACAACAACAGGAGGCTCCAGCTACTCAAGCTCCTCAGCAACAACAACAACGATCTATGTTGGGTGAGATAGGTAGACAAGTAGGCTTGACAGGACGTGCAGCTTATGAGGCATTTACTGCACCAGCTACTGCGGCCCTTGAGTTTGGACGTAGTGCCGCTAACGTAGGTGCTAATCTTCTTGGTCTAGAAGGTCGTGTTCCTTCTGTCGCTGAAGCTCAAAGCAGAATGTTGACACAAGCCGGTTTACCTACAGCAGAGACAGGCATTGAACGAGCTGTTCAGGCAGGTACACAAGCTATGGCGTCTACTGCTGGAATGGCTGCTGCTGCTCCTAAAGTACCTGCTTTGGCTGCTGACTTGGTTAGACAGATTCCCGCAGCAGGTGCAGCTGGTGTAACAGGCCAAGCAAGTGCTGAAGCAGTCAAAGAACTGACAGGCAGCGATGCAGCAGCTACATTAGCAGGTATCGGTCTAGGAGCTTTGGCAGCAGGCGCTACAGGTCGTGCAGCAGGTGCTATTGCAGGTGAAAAGCCACAGTTGTACACAATGCAACAGGTTAAGCAACGTGCTTCTCGTGCTTATAACTCTATGGATGAAGCTGGCGTTACATTGAAACCTCAGAGCGCATTGAACATGGTTAGTGACATCCGTACAAAGCTGGATGATGCTCGTATGGTGCAGGGAACTGACCAAGCAAAAGAAGTTAATGCCCGTCTTGACCAGATTACAAAGATGATTGGCACAACCCGTGTGTCTTTCACTGAACTTGAAAAGATGCGTGGTATGTTGAACGACTTGAAGGCAAGTAAAGATGCTGACGTTCAACGTTTAGGTAAAGTGGCTGTAGACCAAGTAGACAACTACATCTCTAATCTTTCAGGTCGTGACATTATTGCAGGTAAGGCAGGCTTGGATGACGCAGTGAAGAATGTTGTCAACGCCCGTAAGGATTGGCGTAATGCTTCTAGGTCTTCTATCTTGGAAGATGCCCTGAACGTTGCTGAAGCTCGTGCTCTTGACCCTAAAGCCTCAGAGAGTGAACTTATCCGTCGTGGGTTTATCAATCTTGCAGCGAATAAAGACAAGATGCGTCTGTTCTCTGACAATGAGCAAAACCTAATCAAGTCTGTTGCCAAAGGTGGAAGTCTCGATCCTTTACTGTCGTTCTTATCACGGTTTAACCCTGAGCGTCCCGGTATCGCTTTACTAGGCACTGCTGGAATTGCCGCTGGTAATCCTGCTTTAGCTGCCGGTGTTGCAGGCGGTGGTTTCTTGGCTGACAGGCTCCAAGCTCAGTTGCGTAGACAAGCAGCAGAACAAGCCTCACGTACTATCGCTTCAGGAGCCGCTAGAGCACCTCAAACTAACCTAGCTTATCGTGGTCTACTGACAGGCGGTCTTCTCCCACCAGAACCGGGACAGTAAAGTGTGGATCCAATCTCTGCAATGCTCATGCTTGGCAGTGCGCTCAAGGGCATACGCTCTTGTTGCGAGATGCTTAACGAGGGCAAAGCAGAGATCCAAAGGATTAAGAAGGGCGTAGAAGATGCTAAGGCTATTGCGAAAGACATTTCTGGCTTCTGGTCTTGGATTAAAGGACTACTCTTATCAGAGGGAAAGCCAAGTAGCGATGTTAGCAAGGCTGAAGAACCGAAGAAGAAAGTTGAGAAAGAACCTGAGTACGTAGAGTACATCCCCGATGAGGATGCTATTGTAGATCAGTTCATCAAGCACGTAGGGGACTTCTTCAAGGCTCAGGCTTATCTGGTAGCTTATAAGGAAGACTTAGAGCGTAAGGTGTTTAGTTCTTCGTATGGAGACAACAACATTGGGGCCTTGGAGCTTATCTCTATTGAGACAAAGCTAGTCAAGTGTGGTAGGGAATTAGTAGAGCTTATGAACGAAGCTCCTCCACAGCTAGGGCCTCTGTACAGTCGCTATAAGTCAATGTACTCTAAGATCTTAGACGAACAAAAGAAGACAAGGGAACGTGATAGAAGGAACGAGAAGCAACGTAGGATAGACAAGATCAAGGCTGATAATGATCGTGTTGACCGCTGTGTTCCTCATTGGGTAATCTTAGGTCTAATAATTATTTTCTGGTTATCCTCATGGCAAATATATCGAACTACGATGCAAAGATCTACTTTTGGGGAATGGTCTTCTTTGCCTCAGTTAGCTTCATCGCATTACCACTCACAGCATTCATCTACATAG